GGGTAGCGATGCAAGACGCTACCCTCCTTTTTTACCTCCAAGTTTCGTATGTTTTATCAATTGCATCAATTACACTTTGTCTGGCTGGAAATAATCCTTTATCCCACCTGGTTATAGTGCGTTGACTAACACCGGCTAGTTTGGCTATTGTTGCTTTCCAGTGATAACCAAATAGTGTTTTTGCTTTATCTTGCCAAGTCATCAATACCCCCTACAATATCGTTTGCTTTTTCATACTTATTAAAAATATTTAACAGGTTTTCAAGCTCGCTTTTTGTAACACTGAATCGCCATTCTTCATTGCGAACGCTCAAGATATAGCCTATTTGATCGTAGTACTCTATAGATACATGAGTATGTAGATCATTGTGATTTTTGTAAGATGTTGTTAGTGTAAGTTCTGTCATATTTTATTCTTTGTTTAGTTGTTATATCGCCATTATAATTAACAGTGTCTAAGAAGTCAAGACATAAAAGACAATTATTTTAAAATAATTTTATTTGCATGTATTAAAAATGCGTGATAATATATGTATGTTAATGATAAATAAGGGTAATTTGTGAGATATCTTTTATTGCCGATTAAAGCAACACTATACACGTTATATGTATTATTAGTAGTAGCAAGCATACTAGGCGTATCAATATATCTGTTAATATCAATATTAGAGTGGTTGGCATGAAGTTCGAAACACGAGGAAGGCCCGAAGCAATACCTAAAGTATTGGCTAAAAGAGACAAGCTAATAGCAATGGCTAAAGAGGGTGCAAGTAAGTGCGAGCTATATGTAGAGATGGGTATAACAAAAGGTTGTGCTAGCAGATGGTGTAACGAAAACGATGACAGATACCAGCCAGAATTTGTATACCTTATACAAGAATTAACAGTTTTATCACAAGCTTGGTGGGAGAGGTTAGGGAAGGATTGCCTTAACTGGGATAAGTTTCAAGCTACGGTATATAACAGACAGATGCAAGGGCGGTTCAAAGATGACTGGGCACCGCATAGCACGCAAGTAATAGAGAGTAATAATACAAACACTAACAAAGGCGTAGATGTCACGCAGAAGTTGTTATCTAAAGTACCACAGGAATTGTTAGAACAGATCTTACAAGAGATAGAGCAAGAGAATGCTTAAAGGTGTTTCAGAACACGATATACGCAAGGCGTTAGAGATAAGGCGCAATAATAAGATAGATTATATGTTCCCTGATACGGGAGAGCTTGCCCGGCATCTATACAAGAAGCATCTAGAATTTATCGAAAACACCTCACAATATAGACAATCAGTAATGATGGCAGCTAACCGTGTAGGCAAGTCTGAAGCAGGCGCTTATATGGTAGCTGTATGGGCAACTGGCATATATCCGCACTGGTGGAATGGTAGAGTATTCCCTGGACCTGTTAATTGTCTTGTTGCTGGTGAAACATCAAAGCTAGTTAGAGACTCGGTACAGGAAAAACTATTTGGCCCAATGAATGCACTTGGTACTGGCACGATACCAAAAGAGTACTTATATAGCACCGCGCCGAAGTCAGGCATACCAAACGCTATAGACACGGGATTAGTTACGCATAAAAAAGGTGGCACATCAGTAGTACAGCTACAATCATACGATCAAGGCAGGGAAGTATTCCAAGCAACTGCACGACATGTTATTTGGGATGATGAAGAACCACCGCTAGATATATACATAGAGCAGCTCCTAAGGACAATGACAACAAACGGCGTAATGATATGTACATTCACCCCGTTAAAAGGCGTCTCAGAAACTGTTCTACACTTACAAAGCCAGGCGCAAGAAGGCAAAGCAGCTATAGTAACTGCAACATGGGATGATGCTCCCCACTTATCACAAGAGATTAAAGATGAGTTATTTGCAACATTACCACCGCACCAACGAGATGCAAGAAGTAAGGGGGTTCCTTCACTTGGCTCTGGGGCAATATATCCCGTTCTAGAAAAAGAATACGTAATAAGTCCTATTGAGCTACCAAAACACTGGGCGCAAGGTTATGGAATGGACGTAGGCTGGAACAATACAGCTGCTTGTTGGGGTGCGCTAGATAGAGATACAGATGTATTATATATATACTCTGATTATAAAGAAGGGCAAAAAGAGCCGGCAGTCCATGCAGCAGCAATCAAAGCAAGAGGTGCGCACTTAGTAGGCGCAATAGATCCAGCCTCAACTGGCAGATCTCAAAAAGACGGGGAACAATTAGTATCATTATATACAAGGCAAGGGCTTAATCTAATACTAGCCGATAACACCGTTGAAGCCGGAATTTTTGAAGTATACGAGCGATTAACAACAGGCAGATTGAAGATATTCAGCACCTGTACCAAGTTACTTGAAGAAATACGACTATATAGACGTGACGAGAAAGGTAAGATAGTTAAGCAACATGATCATATTATGGATGCAATGAGATACTTAGTTAAAACACTTCAACTAGTAGTTACAATAAGACAGCAACATGATTATATACCACCCCCTACATCGCGTAAAACGTCATGGATGGGTTAGTATTGACATATTATTGATATTAAAATATAATTTACCTGCTAGCGTTATGCTGCATCAATTAAGCACCTCAAGGTAGCTGTATATATATTAGGGTAAGACGTGTCTAATTTATTACATACAGCTAAAGAACTATTTGAGATTGATTCTAAGTACTGGGAGCCAATATATAGAGCTGCCCGGGACGATATATATTTTCTCTCTGATAATGACGACGCTCAATGGCACGCAAACGACTTAAAAGCTAGACAAAAAACAGGAAGGCCAGTACTAACAATCGACCAATTAACACAATATGTTAATCAGGTTGTTAATGATGGCAAAAAAAAGACTCCGGAAATAGAAGTTATACCAAGCCATGACGCTGATGTAGATACAGCCGCAATCATACAAGATATTATAAGAGATATATCATATACATCCAATGCAGATACTGCTTTTGACACAGCCTTTGGATATAGTGTTATGGGCGGCGTAGGTTTCTTCATGCTAGATCATGAGTATGTCAGCGAGGAAAGTTTTGAACAACGCTTGGTAATAAAAGAAGTGCACGATCCTTTTACCTGCTACCTAGACAGTAAGAGCAAAGATATTACAGGCAAAGACGCAGATCATAATTTTATTTTAGAAGCCGTTTCCGAAAATGATTTCAAAAAGCGTTTTAGAAACAAACAACCTGTTAGTTTCACGGGCGATAGTTTTATTGAGTGTGAGCAAGGCGATATAATTATCGCTCAATATTTCAAAAAGGTCATTAAGAAAAAGACTCTAGGTTTAACTGATGACGGACGCATCGAAGAGGTGCAAGAAGGCATTGACTACGCAATAACAAGGGAAGTAGAGGAAGTTAAGGTAAAAAGATACTTACTATCTGGTCAGGATGTGTTAGAAAAAACTGATTTTGTCTGTAACTTCATGCCTTTGGTCGCTGTATTTGGTGCTCAAAAGTGGGTTAACGGAAAAAGAGAGATTCAGTCCCTTATCCGTAGATCTAAAGATGCGCAACGGATGTTCAACTACTGGAAGTCGTTAGAAACGGAGTTACTACAAAAACAACCTAGAGCAAACTTTTTAGCGCAGGCCGGGCAAGTTGAAGATTTCCGGGAAGCTTGGGAAAATCCAGATGCATCACCGGTATTGACATATAAAGGCTTTGATTTAGCAGGGAATCCAGTAGGGCCGCCACAAAGACTAGACCCGCCACAAATACCAGCAGGAATATTACAAGCGTCAAGGGGTGCTATTGATGATATTAAAGCAACAATTGGTATGTATTCAGCTTCTTTAGGAGAGCAAAGTAACGAAGTAAGTGGCGTTGCTATTCAGAGGCGCAACGAGGAAGGCGAAACCGCAACGTATCATTTTGATGATAATTTGAATAAGTCTATCACGCAACTTGGTAAGATGATTGTATCTGCTATCCCAAAGATCTATGACACTCCAAGAGTAGTGCGCAAAATAGACCGTGAAAATACAGTTAAATCCATTGGCATTAATGGCGTGGTATTGCCTGAACAAGAACGGTCATACGATCTAACACGAGCTGGTTATGATGTAAGAATTATACCTGGTATTGCACATACAACCCAAAGACAACAAGCAGCGCAGTTTTTTGAAGCAGTCGTAACAAGGCAGCCTGAACTTATGTCGGTTATGGGTGATTTGTTATTCAAAAATATGGATTTTGCCGGCGCTCAAGCAATGGCAGACCGTATGAAAAAGTTCATTGATCCAAAATATTTAGATGAACAAAGCGAATATGATCCTGAAAAAGAACAAATGGCCGGAGTAATAGAGCAAGGTCAGCAATTAATAACTCAACAACAAGAACAGATTGAAAGTTTGGTGGCTCAATTAGAAGATAAGAAAAACGAACTAGATATAAAAGCCTTAGCCGAAGAAAATAAAAAAGAAGCAAATGTTGAATCTACGAAAATAGATTTATTAAAACTTGAGGCTGAGCGAGAGAAAACTAGACAAGATTATGAATTTAAAATGGCAGCGTTACTTCTTAAGCAGCAAGAACTGAACTTGCGTGCTCATGAAAAGATGAGAGATATTGAGATAGAAGAAGAAGTGGAAGAGCCAGAAGAATACAACAACCAACAAGAGGAGTAAGCATGAACGATATTGAAAATCAGGCGATTGAAACCGAAGTGGTAGAACAGCCGATTGAAACAACAGAAGAAACAAAGGTTGAAGAAAAACAACCCGCAGAAGATCAAAAAGAGACAGACGAAATAGAGAATGATGATGATGATGCGGATGATGATACACCGTTTCCAAAGAAAGCAACAAGAGCATTGGAACGGCGCAATAAGAAGATAAACAAATTACGATCTGAAAAATTTGAGCTGGAGCAACGATTACGGGAGTTTGAATTAAACAATCAAAATAAGCAAGTTCAACAAGGGCAACTAAATTCAGGCGCTGAGCCGAAAGAGGACGACTTTGAGAACTATGCAGATTATTTAAAAGCCCTCGGTGCTTATGAAGTAAGGCAAGAGTATGCTCAAAGAGAGCAGCAAAGCCAATTCGAAAGAGAGCTTCAAAGCCAAACAAATTGGGTCAATGACAACGTTAAGCGTGTAGACGCTAGGGTTGCTCAAGCGGTTGAAACTATTCCAGATCTGAACGGACTGTATTTAGAAAATCAGGATGTGATAGAAGGATATTCAGACGCAACTAAATACGCTTTTTTGGAGGCTGAACGACCAGAACTAGCATTCTATGCTTTTGCAAAGGAAGGCAGGCTTGAAGAGTTAGACAGTTATTCGCCAACAAGATTAGCAAGGGAGATAGCATTAGCTGAAATAAGGGGTGAGAAACTAAGCAAAAACCGCCCAATAAGCAAAGCACCAGCCCCAATAAAACCATTAAAAACAGGTGGGACAAGAGCAAAATCACTAAGTGATATGTCACCAACTGAACTTTTAGAATATTTAAAAAAACAAAGGAAATAAAACATGGCTAATACTTTTAATAACGTCAAAGACGTCGGTACGGTTTTGTCAAAACTAGCAGCCGGCTATTTAATTGATAATTTACAATTTGCTAAAACAGTAGATAAAGAGCCGGAATCATCTTTTGGTTCTGTTAACGGGTATAAAGTTGGTGATACAATCAATATATCTGTACCAGCACGCTTTATCCCTGGGACATCTCTGAATATTACATCTACACAACAAGATGTCGTGGAGGAGAAAAAACCACTTGCACTAGATACAACACGAACCGTTGCTGTAAATGCGGACGCTTTAGAGCTTCGCAATGATATTTCAGAGGCTGAATTACTAGCTAAAGGGGATCGCATCTTAAAGCCGGCAATGGCAGCGCTTGCTCAGGCTATTGAGGCTGATATTATTGAAAAGGCTTCAGATGCAATTTATAATACTGTAGGAACTCCTGGTTCCACTGTGTTTGATACTGCAACTATGTTGCTAGCTAAAGATAAACTAGCTTATAACTTAGCTCCTATGGGCGATAGAAAAGCTCTTTTAAACACTACTGCTATGAGTTCAGCGGTTAATGCTAGAAAAGGACTGTTTCAGTCTTCCGAAGATATCAAAAGACAGTACAAAGAAGGATATATCGGTACTGCTGATGGTTTTAGCTTTATGGAAAACCAAATGCTTAACACTCATACCAACGGTAACGATGTAACGTTTGAGGTTAGCACTACTGTTTCAACCGAAGGCCAAACAACATTAGTAGTTGAAGGTTTAACTACAACTACAGGAACAGTTACTAAAGGCACAACCTTTACTATTGATACTGTGTATATGGTACATCCACAAACCAAACAAGTAACAGACCAATTACAGCAATTTGTTGTAACTGCTGATGCTACTGCAAATGGCTCTGGTGTGGCTACTTTAAGTATTTCACCTGCATTATACACATCTGCATCAAATGGCTTGCAAAATATCAATGCATTCCCTGCGGATGGTGATACTTGTAACGTTTTAACTGGTTCAGCTTCAACTGGATACGTTCAAAACTTAGCATATCACCCAAGTGCATTCAGATTCATTTCTACTAAACTTTTCCAGCCAAAAGCAGTTGAAATGTCTGGTGTAGCTACTGAAAACGGTATAACCGTAAACATGGTTAGCGCGTTCGATGTATTAACTTACAAAGAGATATTGCGTTTTGACTGTTTATATGGTTTTGCCGCTATTCGTCCAGAGTGGGCTTGCCGTATTACTGCATAACTGGTAGGGGTTTTACGCCCCTATCTTTAATCTTAGGAGTTAAATAAATGACACAAGCAACAATAACAAACGAAGGAGCGTTCGATAGGAGTATTCGTACCGATATAAACACAAACTTCACGGAGCTTTACACTAACAGATGGCAAGTAGCTAGGCAATCAGCGGATGTTACGGCTTCGGAAAGCACTACTTTAGCAGATCTAACTGGCTTATCGCATACTTTAGCGGTTGGCACGTATAAGTTTAAAGTATCATTACAAGCTTTATCAACTGCAAACGGAGGTACTAAAGTAGCATTCAGCTATACAGCACCTACATCATTGCAATGCGAAGCTAAAGCATTTACAGCGTCTGCCGTTGCTGTTACAAGGACAACTACAACCACCAATCAAGCGTCTTTAGTAGCTGCTACAGTTGCTAATATTTGCGTTGAATTAGAGGGTACTTTAGTTGTAGCAACTGCAGGTACTATACAAGTGCAAGGTGCTCAAAACGTATCACACGTTGATACTACAACTTACTACACTGGATCAACTTTTGAAGTATTTCAAATTTCATAGAGGATAATATGATAAAATTAACAAAAAACTCTGGAGTAAAGATTCTATCACCGGAAAGTAAATTAATTGATAAATTAAAAGCAGAAGGCTGGGTAGAAATAGTAGAAAATACTAAAGAGACAGTAGAAAATACTAAAGAGAAAAAAGCTAAGTAACTAAGGGGGGGTAACCCCCCTTAATAGAGGGTGTAACATGACAACTGTACTTGATATAATAAAAGATGCAATGAGTGAGGCGGGCATTACTACGCAAAATGAAACTCCAACGAACAGTGAGACTCAAGACGCATTGAGGGTGTTAAATAGAATGATAGATTCGTGGTCTAATTCTGGGACTATGATTTATACCACTCCTACAGAAAGTTTCAGCTTAACAAGCGGTACAGCAAGTTATACTATTGGCGATGGTGGCACTTTTGACACAGTTAAGCCTAATAAAATAGTGCAGGCACACGTAAGAATCGCAAATATTGATTATAATTTAAATATAGAGCCGGACAGCGTTTATCAAGGCATTACATATAAAACTATTGGCAACATCCCTGAAATATTAAACTTTACTAACGCTTATCCGTTAGCAACGATTAATTTGTATCCAGTGCCAAGCCAAGCAATGACATTATTTATTACAAGTGAAAAACCCTTAACAACGTATGCATCAACCAATACAGCGTTAGTTGTGCCTCCGGGGACAGAAGATGCCCTTGTTTACAATCTAGCCTTACGCTTATCTAGTAAATACGGCAAAAAGGCCAGTGAAGAATTAAAGCAAATGGCGAGTAGCTCGAAAGCGGCTATAGCTCTAAACACAGTAAGAAACAACCCTTTAAGATCACAAGCGTTGCAATCAAGAACAGACAATAATATTTTTAGTGGTTATGCGACATGAAAATAGAATTAGTAGGTGAAAGTTATAGAGATTGGAGTATAACTTATAGTGCGCAAAAGACAGTAAACTTTTTCCCTGTATTTTCTAACCAAGGTAGAGAAGTATCAGCCTTATATGGCACGCCAGGACTAGAAGAGGTTGCAGATTCAGGAGCTGGCCCAATAAGAGGTAGCTTTAAATCCCGTAAAAATGGCCGTGTTTTTTTTGTAAGCAGTAGTATTTTATATGAAATAGATTCTTCATATGCATTAACATCAAGGGGTAACTTAGATCAAAGCGCAGGAAATATAACAATCTGCGAAAACACTACACAAATGGCTGTATGTGACGGTGCAAATGTATATATATTCACATACGCTACAAATAACTGGGCAAAGGTAACAGATCCAGACTTACCCGTATCAGGAACAATCACTTCAATTGATAACTTTTTTGTTGTTAATGAGGTTGGTACAGATAAATTTTATATTAGTGATTTGGCTGATGGAAGCTCTTGGGTAGCAACAGAATTCAAGAGTGCGGAATCAAACCCCGATCAGATTAAACGTGTGTTTAACGCAATGGGCCAGTTATGGTGCTTCGGGGAAGTATCGACAGAACTATTTAGCAATACAGGCGCGTCGGATTTTCCTTTTGAAAAAATATCAAATGGTACGTTTAACATAGGCATTGTTGCGCCTTATTCGGCTATTGTAGTGGGCCGCGCTGTTTTTTGGCTTGGGCAGGACGAATACGGCTATGCGCAAGTATACGAAGCAACGGGAATTAACCCAAGGATAATTTCAACAACTCCTATAGCGCTATTATTGCAGCAAGCTACAAATTTAAGCGATGTAGTAGCTTGGGCGTACCAAGAAAAAGGTAGAACTTTTTATATTTTGACAGGTGGAGGCTTAGAAACTTCATTATGTTATGATCTTGAGGCAAAATCTTGGCATGAAAGGGCTTATTGCAATTCAGATGGTAACTTTGAGCAACATAGAGGCATAACTTGCGTGTTTGCATTCAATAAACAATTAGTTGGCGATAGAGATAATGGTAAAATATATAATATGGATATGGATATATACTCGGACAATGGTGATGCCATTGTTAGAGAGCGTATTTATAGACATATTTTCGAAGAAGGATATAGAATTAAATTTCCCATACTGGAAATAGGTGCAGAAACGGGTGTTGGGCTTCAAAACGGTCAAGGAACTAACCCAATTATAGCATTGTCAGTATCTAAAGATGGTGGCAAAACATACGGCGATGTTTACACGCAAACATTAGGAGCAGCTGGTAGCTTTTACGGTACAATTAGATTCAGAAGGCTTGGAATTTCAGAATCAATGACGTTTAAAATAAGGATTTCAGACCCTGTAAAAGTAGCATTATTTGGTAGTTATTTAAAAGATCTGGAAGGTGAACAATGACATTAGAAGCGCCTCCTTTTGGCACAGAGGTTGTTGATGACGATAAACAATTACAACTGCCTTGGTTAACATTTTTTAATCAAATGTATAATGGCGATGCGGGTAATGCATGGGAGCCTAATTTTGTCAATTTAACTACAAGTGGCACACCTACGATAACGGGCAGATATTACAGGATTAATCGTTATCTATTATATATAAATATCTTAGTAACACCAGGAACAAATACATCAAGTACAGCTGGGACTACATATGTTGATAATTTGCCAATAACAGCGTATAATAATGGAGTGTGTATGTCATTATCAAATAACTTAGGCGGTCAATTAGGCATGATAAATGCTACAAACAACAGAATATATACGCCAACTTGGACAACAGTAACAACACCAGTCAATATAATAGGTTTAGTAGAGGCAAGATGATAACTTTTGAAATAGTACCTTTACATGAGGTATTGGATTCTTTAAAAGCAAACTCCGCAACGCATCATAAAGACATAAAAGATAAAAGCCTTTATCCTACATATTTTATAGACTGGGCAACGTATGAAGATTTAAGCAGAAATGATTTAAGTTATGCCGTTATAGCAAAAAACGACAATCAAATAATTGCTTATTCTTGTTATAATTTAACCATTGATTTAAACAACGCAGCTTATAGTATAGGTTATAATGTCGCAATTTTCATAAAGAGAGAATTTAGAGGCAAGTTAGTTATTGAATTCTTGAAAGAATGTGATAAACTTCTTAAATCAAAGAATGTTCAGCAAGTCCTGTATACAGTCAGTGACATAAGAATAGGCAAAATCCTAGAAAAAGCTGGTTACAAAGCAAGTGTTATTACTTGGGGTAAGAAACTATAGGGTTGATATGTCAAAATTAAATATTATACGAACAAATTTAATCTCTTCGCTAAAACCGGATTTTAAAAATCAAGAATCTCTTTACGACCCATTAGGATTTATAGCGGAAGACGAAAAACCACAACAAGCCCCTGCATCGATGGGAAGCAGTTTAACTCCTGGTTACGTACAGCAAGCACCAATGAGTTATGATCAAATAAATGCGGCAAACTCAATAAATCAGCAGCAAAGATTTTTATCACCGACGGTTCAGCCGCAATTACCAGGCAGCCAAAATTTAATAAATCCTGGAGGTGTACAATCAGTATTAGGTCAAGGGCAAAATCAAGGTATCTTACAAGGTTATAGTGGCGATGGTTATTTATTCCCACAGTCGGCAGAAGGATACAGGCAGTTACAGAATAGCAATTATAGTAGTTATTGAGGTTGAAAATGTTTGGTCAGGGAATGGTAGCAAGTGCATTGGTAGAGGCGTTAAACCGACAGTATTTGGAAAATTTAGGGCAACAGGCTTATGACGAGCAAGCCCCTTCTTCTTTTGGGCGTAGTTTATTGCCGGTTCAGCCGCAATTACCAGGCAGCCAAAATTTAATAAATACAACTAACCAGCAGCAACGATTTATTAGTAATGGACAGCCTACAAATAATAATAGTTTAAATAGTTTATATAATAATCCCGATTATTTAAATTATTTAGCGCAAACTGAACAAAATAAATTATATAATTATTGAGGTTAATATGGTTCAAGCAATACCAGCGGTAATAGGTGCAGGAGCAGCTATTTACAGTGCTAACAAACAAAGTGCAGCGATGAAAAAAGCCCGCAATCAGTATGCGGCACAAGAGGCAGCTTCACAAGCACGTTTAGCACCATATCAACAAGTAGGTTTAGGCGCAAATAGACAGATACAGAATGATTTAGCTAATGGTACGTTAGGCGGGAGTTTTATGCCAACAGATTTAAGCAGTGATCCTGGCTATCAATTTAGATTAGCTCAAGCAGCACAAGCAAGAGACAGATTACAATCAGCAAGAGGCAATATATTTTCAGGGCAGGCTTTAAAAGAGGCTGATAGACAAACACAAGGGTTAGCAGCGCAAGAATACCAAGATGCTTATAACAGATGGCTACAAACGCAGCAAAATCGTTACAATATACTATCTGGACAACAAAGAGTTGGATTAGGAGCAGCTGGTGGTCAAAATGATTTATCCATGGATTTAGGTTTAATGACTGCTGCATCTACATTAGGTAGACAGCAATCAGAAAATCAAGGATTAGGAACGGTTGCAGGACTAGCATCTAGCGCATACACAAATTATTTAGATCAGAAAGAAGGCTTAACAGCTTATTAGAGGAATATATGGCAAATATTTTTAACGTTGGGCCAAGTATATTTGAATATATGAAAGGCCCTATGGAAATGGGCATTAAGAGGCAACGTGAGGCGCTAGAGCGTGAAGTATTAAAAGCGCAAGCGGAGCAGTATAGACAAAAAACTGAACTATTGAAAGACCCTAAATATAATCAATCACAATTGCCTTCGGTTTTACAAATTAATTATGCAATGAAAGATGCTTTAGCCAGAGGAGATACAGCAGAATATAATCGATTAGCTTGGCTTGCGAGAGCGGGAGCATATGGTATTAACTCCGCAGCGGCAGAAATGCCAGTTGATCAGGGTGCATCACAAGGTTATACGCCTCAAGTTCCAAATTACTTAACTGAGGCTCCTATATCTAGCCAAGAAGGTCAGCAACCTTCTCCTATAGCACAGCAACCACCAGTAATGACGGAGCCACAAGGAAGCTATAGTAAAACAATAGTACCTATGCCTACTGGATTAAATCCTATCGCACAACAATTAGCTGCAAATGCTGCCGCAAAAAAAGAAGCAGAAACACAAGCACAAAAAAATGTTGAATTAACGGAAGATCCTAAAATTGAAGCTGCTAAACTAAGAGCAAAATATATAGAAGAAGGATATCAACAATTACCAAAATTACAACGATCTTTGCAAACAAGAGAATTAAAAGCGGAGTTTTTGAATCCAAAAATAGATAGTATTTTGCAAAGAGCAAATAGCTTAACAACTGGTTGGACTGGCTCTTTAGCTGCAGCGATGCCGGGAACTCCTGCGTTTGATCTGAAGAAGGATATTGATACATTACTTGCAGCCTCTGGCTTTGATACATTGCAAGAAATGCGTGATAATTCACCGTTAGGAGGAGCTTTAGGAAATATAACAGAAAGGGAAATAGAGTATCTCCAAGCTTCTATGCAAAACTTAATAAATTCTCAAAGTAAAGAGCAATTTATAGCTAACTTAAAAGCATTTAAAGCCCAAAGAGAAAGATCTTTAGCCAATGTAAGAGCAGCATATGACGAAGATTATAAACGTTTTGGAGGTTCAAAAGATTCTTATTTGCCTGCGCCACAAACATTAAATAATACTACTCAATCTAGCAATATTCCAGCAGGCTGGAAAATAAAAAAATTAAAATAGGAAACTAATGCCTAAATATCAAATAACTTCGCCAGATGGGTCAATATATGAGGTAGATACTCCAGAAGGAGTTTCGGAAAACGAAGTTTTACAGCATTTTACACAATCAAACCAAGTATCACAAGAAACGTTACCAGAAACGCTACTAGAAACAACGCCGCAAGAAGCACAACAAAAAGTGCCTCAGGAAATACCACAGGAAACAACGTTATTAAGTAAACTAGCAAAAACAGGAACTGAGTTTTTACAAAATCAACAACAGCGCGGAAAGGATTTATATAATACAATAAATACAACGTCATTAACACCAATGAAGGGGCAACAAACACCTGGAGAAGCGGCATATCAAGTTGCTGGTGGCGCATTAGGAACGGTTGGAGATGTAGCAGGAGCAGCAGTAAAAGGACTAGGACAAGGTGCGTATTCTCTTTTAAGTCCAGAATCACAACAAACGATAGATAAATATGGCAACATCATAGAAGAAGCAATAGGGCCGTACGCTGAAAAATATTCACAAAATTTAGAAGCTTTTAATAGAGAGAATCCAAGAGCTGGACGCAATTTTCAAGCGACAAGAGAATTATTAAACTTAGCCCCTGTGAAAGTAGCTCCTAATTTATCTAAATCAGTAGCTATGGGAACAGTAAAAGGACTAACTAAGCCGATAACAGAGGCAGTAGATGCTTTAAACACAAAAACTATTTTACCAACTGGAACTGAATTAAAACAAGCTAGTTCTAAGTTATTTGATGCTGCGAGAGAAACTGGAACGCAATTTTCACCCATGTTAATTGATGAATTTGCAAATAAAAGCGCTTCTTTATTACCAAAAGGAAATATAGCAAAAAAAATTATACCTTTAGATGATGCTGACAACTTTATCAAAAGCTTAGAAGGTGTAAAAGGGCAGCGAATGACTTTAGACGACTTTGAAGCAATTGACAGGGATTTAGGAGCAAAAGCACATGCGGCGTTTCTAACTGATAGAAATTTATCAAGCAAATATTCAGAAATGCAAGCAAATTTAAGAGATTTGGTGCAAAATGAGAAGTTTATAGAAGGTGATGCAATAGGAATAGCAAAGCACAAAGAAGCAACAAAACTTTGGAGTATTGGCACTAGAATGAATGATATTCAGCGCATAATAGACGAGGCTGAGTATTTTGAAGTGCCTTCGACTGCTATAAAAACAGGCTTCAGAAGGATAGCAAAGAACGATAAACTATTGCGTGGTTACTCTAAAATAGAGCAAGAAGCAATTAAACGTGCAGCAAAAACAGGAAAACTAGAAGGTATATATAAAACTTTTGGAAGTAGATTAATGCCTATAGGTGCTGGAACTATTGGCGGAATACCAGGAGCAGCATTAGGCTATGGAATATCTTCTGCAGGACGGGCCGCAGCGGAATCTGTTAAAAAAGGCCAAGCCGGTAAAATAAATAAACAGCTAGCACAAAGAAGTGGATTAATAAGGACAGAAAAACGCATTTCTCTTGATAAAATTAAAAAAGCTATGAATTTAAGCCCAAAAGAAGCAAAAGAGGTGTTGAGACAATTAGAGGAGGATAATAAATGACAGCCGTATTAATGACGCCACCATTCTTACAATTCTTTGATGCTAATGGAGCACCTTTAGCAGGGGGTAAGATTTACACATACACAGCAACAGGAACATTTGCCACAGCAAAAGCAACCTATACAACAGCTGCCGGAGATGTAGAGCATCCAAATCCCGTTATATTAAATGCATCTGGAGTGCCTGCAACTGGTAACGGCTCTATTTGGCTTTCTGGAACTTATGACTTTGTAGTAAAAGATTCTAACGACGTAGAAATAGAGACAACGCTTAATGTTACGGCGTTTACAACAACATCTTCTTCGGCTACGGCATATTTTGAGTCATTTAGTGGAACAGGTGCGCAAACAGCATTTACAACATCTACGGATTTAGGCACTGATGAAAAAGCAATATATGTTTGGGTAGATGCAGGAGGGGGCAAAGGATACGATTTACAAGCTCCAACGGTTTATACAATTAACGGCACAACTTTAACATTCAGTTCAGCGCCTGCTAGCGGTACAAATAATATATATGTTTCTGCTCCTTCTTCTTTAGTTGGTGCAGCAAGTGCAGCGGCAGCAGACGCAGCAGCAAGCGCAGCAGCAGCCTTATCAAGTCAGAATGCAGCAGCAGCAAGTGAAGCAGCGGCAGCAACAAGCGCGGCGGCTTTAATTGGTACAAGCACAACAAGTTTATTGATAGAAGTAGCAAGCAAAACCTTTACAACACAAGCAGGCAAGCAATTTACTGCTGGTGATTTTGTATTGGCTTCCTCTGATGCAGACCCTACAAATTATATGCATGGTCAAGTAACAAGTTATTCTAGCACGACTCTAATAGTAGATATAACTAATATAGGTGGTTCTGGTACATATGCAGACTGGACAATACACATAAGCGGTACAAGGGGCGTAAAAGGGGATACAGGCTCTATAAGTGATTTATCGGGCGTAACAGGAGCTACACCAACATCAAGCGATAAATTAGTCTTTGTGGACGTTGACAACGGAAACGTTACAAGATCAGCAACTGTATTAAGTGTCGTGCAAACAGCGAGCAGCTTAATACAATTAAGTCAGCAAGTTATTAGCGCTGATGCTTTTATAGAGTTTGACAATACAATTATAACTAACTCATACACAAAATATCTTTTTATTTGGGAATCAGTGGTAACCGTATCGGCCGGAAACTCTTTTAACTTTTATATGTCAACAGATAATGGTTCTAGTTATTTATCAGCATACAAAAGCCATACACAAGCATGTAGATCAGGAGCTAACACTTACGCAGGTGTTGGAACAGTAACTACATTAATTCATTTAGGTCAAGGAGTGGAAGCTGATGGTTCGCATGGATTGTTAGTTTTATCAAATCCGGCCAATTCTAGTTTAGTAACTCAAATTTACGGTCTGACCACTAATGCATCAACTGGCACAACTTATGAAGGCGGTTCTGTTATTGGCAGTTCTGGCACAACAACAACAGCAGTAAATGCCGTGAAGTTTCAAGGATCGGGTGCATCTTTAACATCTGGTACAATAACAGCATATGGGATTTTATAATGAAAAAAGTTATTAATAATGAAGGTGTAGAAATAGAAGTATCAATAGATACACCAACTAAATTAATTAGTGGGAAAAGATACTTATTAACTGCGCAAGAAATACAAGAAGCTGTACAAAAAGATATAGAAGAAGCTGAACGAATACCTAAAAATAAAATTAAAGATAAAATAAAAGATCTGGAAAATGAAATAACAATTAGGCGTTTAAGAGAAGCAATCTTAGGAATAGACAAGGGTTGGTTAGCTAATCAAGAAAGTTTAATTATAACAGAAAGAAATAAATTATAGGGGTTATTATGGCTAAATTACTATCACAAACACTAGCAGCAGACGGCTCAACTAATGCAATTGTCTGGAAAGGCTCGGGAAAAGGAACGGTTATATTCTACGGCACTTTTGGCAGTGGAACAATCACAGGTCACGTATCTTCTGATAGCGGAACTACTTATGTGCCATTAAAAGACACTACATTAACCGCAATATCTACAAATGCAGCGGCAATGTTTAACTTTGAGATTAACGGCAATGAAGCCCCTAAAGCCAGCGATATTAGAGTAAGATTTACTTTAGCAAGCTCAACTAGCCCATCTTTGACAGTAGATGTATTTGACAATAGGTAAAATGTGGATGAATTTGATAAGCTACTGGATATACCTTTAGATATTGCCTTTGTTGGTGAACGGGGCAAGCCAGGATTATCTGCATATCAAGTTTGGCTAAAAGCTGGTAATAAAGGCTCAGTAAAGCAATTCTTAACATCTTTAAAAGGTAAAGATGGAGACTCTATAAAAGGAGATAAGGGAGATCCTGGTTTATCCGCATATGAAGTATGGAAAGCGCAAGGCAATGAAGGCACCGAAAAACAGTTTATAGCATCATTAAAAGGGCAGCCTGGCAAGGACGGCGTCACTACAACAATAATAAAAGAAGTTAAGGTTAAGCCGCTTAAAGGTGATAAAGGTGATAAAGGAGACACTGGTCAATCAGCTTATGAATTATGGCTAGAAAACAATGAAGGAACAGAAGAAGACTTTCTTAAAAGTTTAAAGGGGAAAGATGCCAGCACGCCTATTTATTCTGGTAACGCATATACTGAGCTTAAAGAGCAAAGTGACGTTTCTATTATTTCGCCGGCGGATCAGGATATTTTAAGGTACAATGCCACAACAAAAAAGTGGTATAATACAACACTAACTTCTAGTTCTACTTTTACCCGGACAGCATATCCATTCACAGCGCAAACAAGTATAACGATTAATCACAATCAAGGGTTTTATCCAAGTGTAACTGTTTTAGACTCAGATGGTTATAAAATAAATCCAGCAGGTGAACAACACATTAGTGTAAACGCATTTATTATTACTTTCACATCTTCAGCAACAGGCACTATTGTGTATGATGCAAACACATAAAAGAGGTTTTTATGACATTTAACGACGCAATATTGTCGAATTTCATAGATTTTCAAACAGATTTTACAGCTACAATGCAAGAGGCTCGTTTAGCATGGGACGCAGACGCTGGCACTCTCCAACTGGGTATGCCGGGTGGGAATGTAAGTTTGCAGATAGGCCAAGAGCATATTATAAGATGCAGAAATGTAACTGGATCTACTATAACTAATGGAAGTCTTGTTTATGTAACTGGCGCAAGTGGGAATAAGCCCACAATTGCCTTGGCTGATGCGGATACAGAAGCCACAGCAGATACAATTATAGGCATGGCTACAGAGGATATAAATAATAATTCTAACGGTTATGTTACAGAGCGTGGAATTGTACGAGATTTAGATACTAGCTCTTATGCGGAGGGAACAATATTATATTTATCCCAAACAGCAGGAGCTTACACAGACACAGCCCCTACACCCCCAGCCCATGTAGTAACTGCAGGGGTTGTGACAAGGCAGCACGCCACAGAAGGAGAAATTCTAGTATCAATCAATATAGGGGGAGACTTAGCAAGCCTACATGATGTTTTATTAACTTCTTTATCAAATAATGATATTTTGAGTTATGATTCTGGAAATTCTTATTGGAAGAATATAACACCTGCAACATTAATAAATAATTACTTATCGGGTGGTGACGGTATAAGTTATGCAAGCGGTGTGATATCTGCTGATATAAACACCACGAATTTAAAATTCACCACAGGCCAGATAAATACAATTCAAGATATTGGCACTGGCGCTTCGCCTACTTTTGTAACGGCGACTTTTTCTTCATTAACTGGCGTTGATGGGGATTTCTTAACAACAGACGCTGGCGGCAATTTAGGTTTAGCGCCCTTAAGCGCTAATGCTGTCACAGCCCTAACAGGTACTGCGAATCAAGTGCTTGTTAATGGTTTCACTGGCGTTGATTTACAAGGCAGTTTAACGCTAACACTACCACAGAGCATAGGCACAACGTCAGACGTTCTATTTAACAAAGTAACAACTGCTAACGTATCAGGTTACTATATAAAAAAATCCGACGGTTCGGAAGCTCAGATTTTATATTTAGATAATGACACCTCTAACAATCTATATATCAGCAGCACAGATATTGCAGGTAATATATATTTCCAAAATGCTTCAAGCCCTTTTAGTCATGGCTCTTTACTAGCTAATGGGAGCTGGATCTTTGGTGCTATTACCTCCAGCGGTGGAAAGGTTAATAGCCTAGCGACAACAGAGCAGCTACGTTTAAGTTATGATGCAAGTAATTATACCTCTTTTACTGTTAGTTCAGGCGGAGACTTAACGATTACGCCTAGTGGTGGTGATATTACTTTCTCGGCTAATATTGGTATAGGTACAGCTCCTGCAACAAATACACCATTAGATATTGTGCAGAGCGTTGATGATTTAGGGATTGCCCTGTTTAAGGCTGGCTCTGGCCGTGGCGCAATTCATATGTCAGCAAGCGGACAAATGGTAATACAAGGCGTATCCGCAGGTTTTGATTATTATGTTAACACGTCAACCTTAGCAATGAGAATAAGTAGTGGTGGTAACGTTTCAGCAGGAATTAGCACAACTTCAGATGCAAGATTTCATGCTGTATCTGTAACAGAACAACTAAGGCTTGGTTATGACGCAAGTAATTATGCTGCATTTACTGTAAGTTCCGGTGGTGACTTAACTATAGCGCCAAGCGGTGGCGATATTACTCTCTCGGCTAATGTGGGGATTGGAGAGTCTAGCCCAGATAGACAACTGGTATCGGCTGGTACTGGGAGCCAAATTCAATTTAAAAAAACACCCGGATCTAATGATGGGGGATATTTAACGAGTAATGCAGATTATCAGGCTGTTATATCTGGGGGTGCTGAGTTTGATGGCACTAACTGGATTGCCAGAGCGACTGAAACAGGATTAATCCAGATAGCTTCGGGATTTATTAATTTCTATTGCAACACCAGCCAAACGGTGGGGAACACGGCCACATTAACAGAGCATATGCGCATTGCAGCCTCTGGCAACGTTGGTATTGGCACAAGCGCCCCTATCGCAGCGGCACATATCCGTGCAGGCGCAGACACTTTACCATCTTTGCTGATAGACCATGAATACAATAAAAATGGGGGGGGAGATTACACAAATGAACGGCGGGATTTATTCGTAGGCCCTTACCTTTCTATTGGCGGTGCGCGTTATGGAGCGGCAAACTATATAGGGATGAATGCTAACCTTACTTATTCCAGCGTAGCTGGCGCTACCAATAAATGGACTCCAGTTTACGCAGGAAGCGGAGCTACTCAATCTATGATATATTGGCTTGGTGGTGGTAGCGGGGATATGGGTATTTACACCAGAGCGCATGGAACTGATAACACAG